AGAAAATTCTGTAGGTATTGGAGAACATCCACAACACATAGATGAAGTAGATAAACTAATAGAAAAGATTGCAAATGCTGAAGAAAAACTAATAGTACTGCAACAATTTAAACTGTAAGGAGAAGAGCTATGGATGATATGACAATTATATCAAAAGTAAAAAAAAGAATAAAAGCAACAAAAGAGAGCATTACCGAAGCAATGTTAGCAGGTGCTGTTGACAATATGGAAAAATATAGGTATATGTTGGGTCAGGCACATGCCTATGAATTAATATTACAGGAAATCTCTAACCTGCTACAACCTAAGGAGCAAAAAGATGAGCAAGGAAACGTTATCGACATCGGAGAAGGCAAAGGAAGTACCAAAAATTAATTTAGGACTTCAAGACAAATACAAAGAAGAGAAAAAAACTTTACCACCAGAACCAGAACCTTTAACTCCAGAAAATATTGGAACTGAAACTGTTGGAGAATTACCAGAACCTTCTGGATACAGAATTTTAGTTTTACCATTCACTCCAAAAAATAAATCAGATGGAGGAATTTTATTTTCACAAGAAACTTTAGACAAAGCAAGAATTGCAACTACTTGTGGTTACGTTTTGAAGATGGGACCTTTAGCTTATAAAGACGAAGATAAGTTTGGTGGACCTTGGTGTAAAAAAGGAGACTGGGTTATTTTTGCTCGTTATGCGGGTTCAAGATTACCTATTGAAGGTGGAGAAGTGCGTATACTTAACGATGATGAAGTTTTAGGAACTGTTAAAGATCCTGAATCTCTTCTTCATTTCATTTAACAACATAGGAAGGAACTATGCCAGAAAATATAAAAAACACAGAAGACTTAATTGATGTCGGCGAAACAGTAGGTGCTGATATTAATTTAGACGACAAAGGAGAACCAGAAACAATTGAGGCTCCGGTTGAAGAAAAAATTGAAGTTGAACAAGCTCCCGCAGAAGATAAAACTTTTGAAAATGAGAGAGAAGTAAAACTTAAAAAAGAAAAACCAGAAGACGAGTTACAAGATTATAGTGATAGCGTTCAAAAACGTATTTCTAAATTAACTCGTAAAATGAGAGAAGCAGAAAGACAGAGAGAAGAAGCTGTTCAATTTGCTCAAGCTACTAAATTAGATAAAGAAAGATTACAAAAAAAACTTTCTAGTTTAGATCAATCTTACGTTAAAGAATTTGAGTCAAGAGTTACAACAAATATGGATGCTGCAAGGCAAGCCTTAAAAGTATCTATTGAAGCAGGTGATGTTGACGGTCAAGTTGCAGCACAAGAAAATATTGCTAAACTTGCACAAGATGCATCAAGATTGGGTGCTTTAAAAACACTTAATGAAGAACAAGTTGTTGAAAAAGAAAAACCTCAATATAGAGCTCCTACACCAAGAAGAGCAGTTTCTGATCCAAAAGCAGAGGATTGGGCATCTAAAAATAGTTGGTTTGGATCTGATTCAGCAATGACTCATACCGCTTTTGATCTACATAAAACACTTGTAGAACAAGAAGGATACGACCCACAATCTGACGAATATTATGAAGAAGTTGATTCAAGAATAAGACTTGAATTCCCCCATAAATTTGATAAGGTAGAGGGATCAACTACAGAAAGAGCAAAACCTGCTCAGAATGTAGCGTCGGCTAAACGTTCAGCCCCAACAACAGGACGCAAAAAAACTGTGAGACTCTCGCCATCACAGGTAGCAATTGCTAAAAGATTAGGCGTGCCATTAGAAGACTATGCGAAACAATTAAATATCACGGAAGGAGTATAAGCATATGGAAAATGAAAAAATAAAAACTTCTCGTGCGAGTCAAAGTAGAGTAAAGGCAGAAGCGCCTAAAACTTGGACTCCACCCTCGTCACTAGATGCACCTGATGCCCCACCAGGCTTTAGGCACAGATGGATTAGATCTGAAACTATGGGTTTTGATGATACAAAAAACATGGCTGGAAAGTTACGATCCGGATGGGAATTAGTTAGAGCGGATGAATATCCAGAGTCTGACTATCCAACGCTTAAAGAAGGTAAACATGCAGGAGTTATCGGAGTAGGAGGCCTATTGCTGGCTAGGATACCAGAGGAAATCGCGAAATCTCGTGAAGTTTATTATAAGAAACAAGTAAACGACAGAGACGAAGCTATTAAAAACGATTTACTAAAGGATCAGCACCCAAGTATGCCGTTCAATCAAGAACGACAGACACGTGTAACTTTTGGTGGTACAAAGAAAGACTAATTATTTAGTAATTCCTTACCAACAAAAATAAAATAAACCGTACTGGAGGCCCTTAGGGGCAGGTACATTAGTAAAGGAAATAATAACTATGGCAAATAATAGTACAGCTGGATACGGATGTAGAGCCGTGATGACTGTGGGTTCAACACCTGCAACATCTGGTCAATCCGAATACAACCTATACGATTACGCAGGTGCTGCTTTCAATACTATCTTTAAAGGCGACCCGGTTTCTCTAAATGTAGGAACTCAAGGTGCTGAAAAAGGTGCTATTCAAGACGCAACCTACGATTCACTAGACGATGATACTGCAGGAGGTGCAGGATTCACTAACGCTACGGCTACTTCAAGATTAGTAGGTGTATTCAATGGTGCTTTCTACATAGATGCAGGAACATCAAAACCGACGTTTGCGAACTCTGTTCCAAGTGGAACAAACTTCGCTGTTGACTACAACACAGGTTCGAGCACAGGCTCTGCTTTTGTAATGGATAATCCTCTTCAGGAATATAACATTAGAACAAACGCAGCATGTCCTTTGACAAATGTTGGTCAAACGTTCAATACAGGCGATAATGGCGCTACTGGTCTCAGTGGTATGTCTGACGAAAGATTAAACATAGCAGCAACAAGTGCTACAACAAATATGTTTAAATTAGTTAGATCTGCTAATATCCCAGGTCAAAATGACCTAACAGTTGGTGGAGCAGACGTAGTCGTAATGATTACACCTCTATCGGCTTTGTATAATTAATATCGAATAGGAGATAAATAAACATGGCAATATCAAGAGCACAACTAGTTAAAGAACTAGAACCAGGTTTGAATGCACTATTCGGACTTGAATACAAACAATATGCTAACGAGCATTCTGAGATTTTTGACACAGAATCATCTGACAGAGCTTTCGAAGAGGAAGTAATGTTAAGTGGTTTCGGAAATGCATCAGTTAAGCCTGAAGGTCAAGGTGTATCATTCGATGATGCGCAAGAAACTTTCACAGCTCGTTACACAAACGAAACAATTGCGTTAGCGTTTGCAATCACAGAAGAAGCTATCGAAGATAACTTGTATGACAGACTTGCGTCTAGATATACAAAAGCGTTAGCAAGATCTATGGCAAACACTAAACAAGTTAAAGCGGCAGCAGTATTAAACAATGCGTTTAATGCAGCATTTGCTGGTGGTGACGGAGTAGAACTTTGTTCTGCAGTTCACCCTACGCTTTCAGGAACTTTCAGAAATGAATTAGCAACTTCTGCTGATTTAAATGAAACTTCTTTAGAGCAGTCTTTAATTGACATCGCAGCGTTTACTGATGAAAGAGGCCTAAAAATTGCGGCTAGAGGAATGAAAATGATTATTCCTTCTGAGCTTCAATTTACTGCTGACAGACTTATGAAGTCTGAAGGTAGAACTGGTACAGCAGATAACGATATCAATGCAATCAAGAACATGGGAATGGTTTCTCAAGGTTACGTAGTAAATCACTACTTAACTGATCCTGATGCATTTTTCATCAAAACTGATGTTCCAAATGGTCTAAAACATTTCGTAAGATCACCGATCAAAACTTCAATGGAAGGTGACTTCGATACTGGTAACGTTAGATACAAAGCTAGAGAGAGATACGTATTTGGTTTCTCTGACCCTAGAGGTATCTTCGGTTCTCCAGGAGCATAATAAATAATTTAAAGGGCCGCCTAAAAACGGCCCTTTTTTTAACTATAACAAGGTGTGTAAATGAAAAAAACTCTAATCACTATCTGGGCTTACAATTATCATGCAAAATTTAATATTGAACATGAGCAAGATAATGCTGAATCTGTTGAACAAGCAGTACTTGACAAGTTGGGAGAAAACAGTATAGTGTGGGAGTATCTCGGAGATAGTTATCATTCGGGATTAAATCGAATAACTTATGAGGAGGTTATAGATGATACAAGACCTATACAAACAA